GTGAATAATCTTGATTATCGGGGGCACTTCCCCCGTAATACATATATTTTTCAGGCCTAGTTACATTTGCCCTTGGCTGTAGCGCCCCACCACGCGGATTAATCTTCCCCGTCTCCGGCCCAATAGCACTCGCCGCCTGCGCACCGGCTACGTTGTCTCGGGTGTAGATACGTGCAGCGTTGTATGTATCTAACGCACCACTAACATTGTATGGAGTTGGATCTAATGAACCGCTTTGACCTGGGAGCGTGGAGGGAACATATCGCCAATTAGAGTCGTAGTCCCACGCTCCTAATAACATTGTCCCACTCAAGGGTGAGCCTGGTGCGACGATACCTTCATTAACCCCGTAAGCCGAGGAGCCAGAAGTTAATACTATAAATCCCTGATGATTGGGTCCTGATTGTATTTTTCTGTAGCCTGAGTCATAGTTATAGTTATTAAGAGGTACGTATCCCACAGTCGTTTCCTCTGGATCTTTTAAGTCTATCTTTTATTGAGGAAGGATAACCCAAAACCACCCCACTTCAGTTTTCTCTTTGTATGTAGTTAAATTTTTAAAATACCTATCTATTACTCTATAGTTTCTAATTGTCGTTGTACAAATTACAATTGCTTGTGCGCTTTTTATTTTGTTTAGTGCGGCTTCAAATAATTCGTACAGTACTTTTATTACTTTTATAGCTCGCTTTCTAGGGTTATTGTTGACTGCTTTGCTTCTTTTGTTCTTCTTCCTCCAGTACCAATCGTTCTGCGCTCTCTTAGATTTGTGTATACAGCATCCAATATTCCAGATGCCCGGCTCATACTGTTCTGCGTAGAGAGTGATCCACTCCCCCTCGTGCTTTTTCCGTAATGTAAATTTTTTAGGACTTTTCATGCGCAAAAAAAAGGGAGGCCCAATGACAAACCTCCCTAGTCTTACTACCCGTCAGAAGTCTATCCCAAGTTTCTCCGCTTGTTCAGCCGTAAGCTCAACAGCTTTCTTGGTCGACTTGGTTGGGATCTCCGGCGGCTCTGACTTTTCGACTGCCGCCGAGGCCAGGCGCGGGGCTTCGCTAGCGGCTGCGATGCTGGCCATTTCTCCTGCAGGATTAGCCGCCAGAAAGTTCCGTTTGATCTCCGCGTGGTCAGTCCCAAGAGGCAGCTCCACAAGGTTGCTGCCGGGGATGTGAGAACGCAGAGCAGCCGGAAGCAGTTCAGCCCCTTTCTCTTTCAACCATTCGTTCACGTCTGCAATCAACTGGGTTTCAGTCTCCCCTGCTGCTGGGCGATCCTTAAACTCCAGAGCGTTGTAGTTGATCTTGTTTCCATCTTGACCCGTCATAGGGTCGCGCTCACTAAAACTCTTTGTGACGAACTTTGTGCTAGTGATAACACTCGCACAGTTAATCCGATTGTTATAGAGGTTCTGAAAGTAAGCGATGAAGTTCTTCTGCGAAGACTTCCCAGAGATAATCGTCGTCGTAACGCAGCGTGGCGGAAGGAGACGATGCTTAGGAGTCACACCGACATATGCGATTCGGATAAACTCCTCGCCATTCCTCATTCCAAGGTTGCCGAAGAACGGAGTAAAGCCAAGCAGAATGAACTCAATAGGAATACCATTATCGTTTGCATCGACAATGGCTGACTCAGCGTCAACATCGGATTTCCAACGTCGGGCCTGAAGATCAATCCTTAGGGTGTGCGGAGGGACGTTACAGAGAATTTCGTCAGCCTCAAAGTTGCCAGCGATAAATACCATGACCGTAAATCAGAGAGAGAAATCAATAGAACCGAGAGCAGCAGTCGTCACTTTTCCTTTTTCAGGATCGGCAGCTTTCTTAGGTGTTGTGCGGGAAGACTTAGGAAGGTAGAGAACTTTGTCGACGGTGTAGTTCAGGTAAGTTTTTTCGTCCTTAGTAGAGCTGGAGACTTTACCTACAGCAATTGTCGGTGTACCGGGGGCCAGTTCGGACAATTGTTTAGACAACTCTCCGAATGCGCTGAGCTTGAACCAACTGGTTTCCTTTTCGTCGTTTTGCCACGCGAGCGAACGGTTAGTTACAGTTGTGTCGTCAAGTTCAACCTCATCTGACTTAGGACCCAGGCCCCCCGTGGCAATGAAAAGATTCATCGCCAGGAGATCATCGAAGTTTTCTTTGGTGACGATCAGGATCGGTTGCATCACCAGCACTCCATCGGGAGTTGGCTTTGTTGGACCGATAGCCAGACAGGTTTCGTTCTCTTCGAGTTTCTGGAGAAGCTTGCCTACGTAGTGATCCTTTTTCTGTTTCAGTTGGAGTTTGGTTGGAATTCGTTTGTCGGATGCTGGTAGGGACTCTGCGATGACATCGACAATGCCATCAGTTTCGTTGGCGGTTGCGGTGACTCTAAGACCGAGAGTGAAGACGTTCACGTTCTAGTTTCCTGTAGATAGTTGAGCGATGGACGTTAAAGGCCTTGGCAATCTGTGTAACACTGACGCCTTGGCTTGCGTAGGCTAGCATCATCCGAGTATCCCCGCCCGTGAGTTTCTCGTTTTTCCTCTCCGCGTAGCTGAAGTGAAACGGGTTTACACAGTCTCGGTTGCTGCAAGTGAGTCTCAGGTGGGCATCTTCTTTTGGGATATCTAAGTACTTGAGGATGACGTTCCTGACGTATAGCCTTTGTTTAAACAGGTAGATACACGGGTAGCCGTCTTTGTCGTATTTACCTTCCCATGGAAAACAATCGCTGTGCCTGAAGTCGTTGACTGCTAGCTTTTTAAATAACTCAGATAGCTCTGTAGGTTCGACTTCAGCGTATGCAAGTTGGTATGAGCCCGCCTGAACGGCTCGGCAGATGTCCGCCGCCTGTGCCTGCGCGTGGCTACTGTCGTTTGCTTCGATCCGTATTTGAGTTTGAGTTCCGTCTTTGTGTAAGTTGAGAGCGTATTGCTTCACTACCAAAAACCTTTATATTCCCTGATTGGGTCTGGGTTTGTGTTCTCGATGAAGAATCTTTTTAAAGAGTGTCCTACTGCGTGAACGCTGTCTAGTGTTTTTGCCAGCATACTAGCTTCTTCATATGATTTAAATACTTGAGCTTTGTCTTTGTCCTTGTTGTACTTTACGACTTTATCTCGGGTCAGTGATTTTTCGACGTACTGCCCGGTCAAGTTCGTTATTACCCACGCTTCGCGGAAACGCAGGTGCGTCATTCCGGTCATTTCCGCTTCGGTGTAGAGCTTGACGGGTTTTGTCTTTTTAACTTTATCTGTGTTTTTACGAGCCGCTGGTTTCTTTACCGAGGGCTTACCTATATCTTTATCTTTTTTTAGTTTCCTCGCTGCGTTTGCTGCTTGGAGCGCCGTGGCCACCCCTTCTTCGGTTAAGTAAATTGCTTGATCATCTTCGCTCCAAACCAGTCCGTAGTAAATACTACCGACTTTGAGCGTGTAGATCTCTTTATCTTTTTCTAGTTTTACTGCTACTTGCATTTCAGTTTAAAGCCCGCCAGGAGTATACCTGACGGGCTGTGCTTGTGAGTCTCCTGTTCGATCATTTCCTCCTATCTCTTCTGGATTGGGCTCTCCTTCTGGCTTCGGCTCTAGGGGGGCTTGGCCTCGTGTTTGTCGTGCCGGGCTGCCCCGATCTGTTAAACAGTCCACCTACACCTGTTACTATTTGAGGTCTCCTTCTTTGTTCGTCTCTTCTTCTTTGTTCGTCTCTTCTTCTTTGTTCGTCTCTTCTTCTTTGTTCTTGAGCCCTTCTTATTTCATCAGCAGCTCTATTGGATACTCTTACATCATTTCTCTCTGCAATTCTAGTAATTGCTCCCAAGCCTCTTTGTTGCCCTAAGTCTCTAATTATACTGCTTGCTTCTCTACCGGAAATTTTTTGTCCTGCGCTCATTACACCACGTCTTACTTCTGCTCTTCCGATGGGTCTTGCTCCTACTTCTCTAAGTTGTTGGTTTAATAAGTTGGCTGCCCTACCTCCGACGTTAATGTTACCTCGTTCGATTGTGTTTCTCAGCTGCCTGGGTCTGTCTGTTTCGTTTAAAATGTTTCTAAGTTCAGATCTGGTCACTCGTGGGTCTCTGCTTTGACCCTCTCTTACGGCAGTTCTTAAGGCATTCCTAGTGCCTGTGCCACTCCCGCCGCCACCGCTGCTTGTTTGGGTCCCTCCTCTTGTTGGGCGACTGTCTCTACCTGCACCACCGCCACCACCACGGCCACCACCACCGCCACGACTACGGCCACCACCACCGCCACCACCACCGCCAGCATCACCGCCAGCATCAC